CTGCTCCAAGTTCGTTGCACAGTGCTTTGGCAACTGTGGTCTTACCAATACCAGGAGGACCTGCCAAAAGCATATTGGGAATCTCACCCTTGTTTAGAAACTCCTGAAACATCTGCTTTGCAGAGTCGGGGAGAATACACTCTTCAATAGTTTTGGGGCGGTATTTCTCCACCCAAATAAAATCAGTCATTATCAAGAATTTCAATGTGGGACAAAAACTGGGCAGGAGTATTCCACCACATTTGATGGGTGTCTTCCCAGTTGTCAAAAATTACAAAGTCGCCATTAGTATCCACCATCTTATATCGGTGACGAATATATGGGTCTTTAGATGTCTCAGTAAAATACCGAGAATCAGTTTTAGGAATCAATTTCATTGCGACCAACCAGCAAAACCAAAGATGTATTGCAACCCCCAGTCTAACGCGACGGCAGGGATGTCGTCAACCTCATCACTGACAATTTGTTTTGCTTCAAGAATACGTTTGGGACCGACAGCATTCAGGTTTGCTTTTGATGCTCGAAAAAACTCTTGCATATCTTCGTCGTTTCCATTCTTGAAACCACTGACATACAACTCACGAACTTCTCTAAGAATCTTAGTAGTTTCTTCCTCAAAAGTAATCGTATCGACTTTGAGAGGAATACTCATTGTCTTCATACATCCCATGGAAAACTTCATTGCCTTTCGAGTTGAATAAGGAGAAAGAGCATAAATCTGCTTGTCTCTGTAGGCGTGTTGGATAACTCCGTTGCTACACTCAATCATCCGAAGAAGAGCAATTTTGTTTTTTTCACTATCCGACAAACTGCCGAATACTTCATCCCAATTTTTCATTCCAAAGGTCTCACAAATTCATTAGAAACAATGTCATTAGCACCAAGTGCTTCATACATGTATGTTACACCAGCACGGGGAGATGTATGATCTCCACAAGTGAAAACATCACAAACCGCCATACCAACCTCTGGCCAAGTATGAATGCTGATATGAGATTCAGCAAGCATGGCGACAGCGGTTACACCTTGAGGATCAAACTTATGAGAAGAAAGATCCAGCAATGTGCTTTTACAAACTTCCGCTGCTTTTACAAGCACATTGCGAATGTGTGCCTCATCATCCAGCAACCCATAGGGGCAAGACTTGAGGGTAAAGAGAATGTGTCTCATCAACCGAAGGTGGAATCAGGTTCCAGAGCGATATAGTAGGTCAGGTTGTAGCGAGTATTAGTAAACTGAGAAAGCAGTTTAGAGGAGACAACAACATCATAGGCACCAGGAATGATCTTGATGTTTTCTACCTTGAAGTTGAAAGTGAACTCTTGATCGGTCTCACCAACAACAATGGCATACTCGTTAGAAGTATCATTCTTCTTATCACGCACCACCAGTTTGATGACACCTGCTTCACCGACGGCAGACAGGTCAGGCAGTTGATAGACTGCTGCTGCTTTCACCAGTTTCTCCAGAGAAGCACTGTCCAGTTGGAAGCAAACATCTTGAGAAGGAAGATTAATTTCTTTCTCAGGAGGAGCAATGATGACATTAGGATCGGCAAAGAAATACTTCACACGACGCTTACCTTCACGGATACTCAGATAGGAATCTTCCTTAAAGTCAAGGTCAGGATCAGCATGAAGACTTAGACCATTCAGAAACTGGTTGAGATCATAGATGGCAAAGTCACGGGGAAACTCTTCAGTGATGTCTGCTTCTGCAAGGATATTCTTGGCGACAGAAATAGTGCGGAGTTTGGTGCCTTCCTTCACAAGAATAGAGTTGTTGATGCCCGCAAAATTCTTGAGAATGGTCAGAGTGTTGTCAGAGAGTTTCATGGTCTTTTCTTGGATCTTCATTGGTTGTAAGTTTCACGGACAGCGTTTTTGTCGTTGAAATTCATAAGAAGCACTGCATAGTGCAGAATCTTCATAATATCACGGCGGGCACTTCCTTTCTTATCATAGCGGGAAGCATACTTAAGAATATTACTGCGACAGAATGCCTCACCATCGCCACACGCTTCAATCAGGTCAAGCGTTTGAATCTTTTGGTCACCAGCAGAATAATGCTGGGTATAAGTGCCACGGATGTATTCAAGAAGTTCTTTCAAGATTTCTTCTTCATTATACTTCCAAGGAGTTGCTGGAGAACTCGGAATCATATTAGTCATATTAAAAGTAAAATTTGAATCACTCATAAGGGGAGGCAGATTTTTACCTCCCCCAATTATATCAGAAAGGTGCTTCAGATGCAACTTCTTCAGTAGGAAGTTGGAAGTCAGCATCCACTTTATCATAGAGTTCAAGGAATGCTTGCTTGGTTTCATCATCAAAACGGTTGACGCAAACTTGGATTGCCTTTGCCTTGTCTTGGAAGATGCTGTAGGCACGGATGATATGAACCAGGCGACGGGTGCTGATGATTTCCTCAATACCGCCGTCATAGAAGGTCTTGCGGATGATGTCTGCCCAATCAGTCAGACGCTTACAGAAGTTAGTGTCATCAACACCAAGAGAAGTGGCAATGCCCTCAAGGATCTTCTGCTCAGTCTTGGGAGTAGGATACTCCTGCTCAAAGGTCACAGGGAAACGCTCAAGGAATGCTTCGTTCAGCACATTGGTGCCGATGAATCGCCCATCATCAGAACCCTTGCCCTTAGTGTTGGCAGTGGCGATGACATTGAAACCAGCAGCAGGTTTCACCCAGCGACCGATCTTCTTAAGGAAGACACCTTTACCTTCTAGAATGGACTGAAGGCAGAGGATCTTATTGGAAGCCAGGTCGATCTCGTCAAGGAGAAGGATTGCTCCCCGCTCCAGTGCTTCGATGACGGGACCGTTATGCCATGCAGTATTCCCATCAACAAGCCTAAAACCACCGATAAGGTCATCTTCATCAGTCTCAATAGTAATGTTGACTCGGATAAGTTCCCGCTTCAGTTGAGCACATGCTTGCTCCACACCAAACGTTTTGCCGTTGCCAGAAAGTCCAGTGATGAAAGTAGGATAGAAAAAACGGGACTCAATAATCTTGCGAATATCACTAAAATTACCAAACTTGACGAAGGTATCATCTTTATCGGGGATGAGGTTTTGCTCCACTGCAGGAATGGCAGCAGGTGCTTTTACAGTTTGCTCTAGTTGCTCCCGCGCTTCTTGAATAGTAAGATTCCACTTACCACGACCAGTTTTATATTTTTCCAGTTTTTTAGCAACAGTTTGATAGTTGGCACCATTCATAGCACACCAACCACGAATATCAGCAGAAGTAACAGACTCGCCGTAAACTGCTTGAAGAGAAGTGATGATGTAGTCTGCAGAGATGGTCATTGAGTGGTTTGTTTTAACTGAAGTTATTATACACAAAAAAGGGGGTCGTTAAGACCCCCAGTGGACGCTTTTAAAATAGGCACATCACTTTCTACGAAGTGACTTTTTAGCAGATTTGTAGGGGGCAGGTGGTTTTACTTCTACTGGAGCAGGAGCTTCTTCAACTACAGGTTCGGGAGCAGGAGTTTTCTCAACTACAGGCTCAGGAGCAGGTGCAGGTGTTGGAACAGAATTTCCAGCAAGTAAATCTCCGAATCTAGACATTTTTCCAATAATTACTTTCTAGTATTTATTAGGCAACAAGTTCTACAAACTCTCCAAGAATTTTCTTATTCATTTTCTTTGATTTCAAACTTTTGGCGAAAGCAGATTTGATTTGGGTTTTGGTTGCATCATCAGCAACATCAAAATCAGCATCTTGAGAGAGTGCATTTGCAGAAATACCAAAGTAAGTATGATATCCAGACTTCTTAATAGAGAAGGAACGTTGCTTCTTCCAAATAGCCATAGTCTTCTCAGTTTCTTCACTCATATATCCACAATAACGGCGAATAAAACTTCCAGCGTCACGAGACTCAAGGACACGAATACCAATGAAATTAATATCCTTAAATTTATCTCGCAAGTTGCGAAGAAGAATATCAGTAAACTCATACCACTCACAATCAAGAGAGTAAGTCATGCCTGTTTTACGATCACGTAAATAAGAGTTGGAATAGATGTTAGAAGTCCCCATAAAAGGTTCTGTTTCAAAGCGTCGTTGAATCTCACGATGATATTTGAGCATTGCTGCCTCACCATCAGTAAGAATCACACACTGCACTTTCTGAAGTTTGTTTTCTTTCTGGAACTTGGGAAGAATCTGATGAAGGGAGATTAAAGTCTCATTCAAAGGAGTGCCAGAGAGACTCAGACCATAAGGAACATTGTAGCGAACAAAACTATTCCAACGGAAAGCATTAGCAAGACGAAAGATATTTTTCATCTGCTCCTCTAGAGTCTTACCGTTGGTTTTGCTAGTGAGCATATTCATGAGAGAGAACCACTCACCAACCTGAACTAAACCATCTTTCTTAGTGTAAGCAAGTTCCCGAAGATTTGCTTTACCATCCTCATTATAGGAAACCAAAGGATAGTCACTAGTGAAAGCGTAAACCTCAAAAGGAATAGCAATCTTCTTACAGAACCACACAAGGTTAAAGAGTTGTTTGACAGTATCTAGCATCACATCACCCATTGATCCAGACCAGTCAAGAATAAACACAAGACCATGATTCTTACCATCAGCAAGAGTGGTGACTTTCTTGAAGAGGTCTTCGTTATATTTGTAGGTGTGAAGTTTGGTACAGTCCAACACTCCAGTACGGGCAGTAGTAGCACGAGCATAGGAGTCTGCAGCTTTCTTACACTCAAACTCTTTGACCAGATAGTTTACTTCTTTCTGAGCAGAACGCTTGAACTCCAAGAACTTCTTGTCAACTTCGCCAAAGATTTCTTCGTAGGTGTACTCTTGTTCTTCGATCCAGGAACCCCAGTACTCCTTACACTTATCATGAATTTCAGCATTAGGAACAATGATTTTGTTCAAATCAAGTTTTGGCAACTCAAGATAAACATTCTCAGGACCACCATTCTCAACCAACTCCTTGAGTGCTTCCTCAAGGGACTCCATAGTTTTGACTTCAGGTTCTTCATTGGTTTGACCACCAGAGGAAGTGGTAGTTTGTTGTTGCTCCTCTGCTTGGGTTTCACCTTCACCTTCAGTCTCACCTTCACCCTCTTGCTTCTCTTCACTGAATTCAGAAGCAGGTTGAGTACCACCACCTTGCTGAGACTCAAGAGAGTCCATAGGAGTCTTCATTTCCTCTTCCTGCTTCCGCTTACAAAATTTGTAAAGTGCTTCTGCAGCAACCAACACATCAGCAAAAGTTTCAGTCTCTCCAATCATAGAGACAATATCCATTTCATCATCCTCAAAAGGAATAGTTACAAAGTTGCCAAGTTTGTAATTAAGATTAACCTTATCAGCAAGATTGTAGGTAGTGAGGTCATCATCACCAATCTGGAAGAAGTCTTCTTCAGCAAGCTCTTCATAACCTTTGTAGAAGGTCTTGGAGAGACCAGCATACCGACGCTTCATCAGTTTCTCAATGCGAACGTCCTCAACAACATTCACAAATTGTGGTGGAATCTTGTGAGTCTCCAACCAGTCCTCATCGGGGGTATAGAGAGCATGACCCACTTCGTGACCCACCAGGAGATCATAGACGGTGCTACTTGCCTTCTCCCACATAGGAAGAGTCAGCACACGAGTGTGGACATTAAAGCAGGCAGTCTCCACCTTCTTGTGCTCAACCATCAGGTCCTCAGTAGCAAGGAGTTTAGCAAGTTGGGACTTGATTTCGTGGCGGACGGTCATTGGTCTGTTGCGTATAGACCTATTATACAAAAAAAGGAGGTCTTAAGACCTCCCAGTAGACAGTTTAGTAACCGGTCCCTTTACCAGATGCATATGACCCATCACCTTGAGATTGGCGCATTCTCTCACGACTCTTTCTTTCAGTTTCAGTTTGAGCACGCCTTTCCCTTTCAAGAGCAGGACTCGTCCCCTTTACACCAATTTTGTTTAATCCACTTCTAAGTCTATCTAAAATTGGATTTTCATCAAGTTGATCACCCTCTGGTGTTACTTCCTCATACCTATGCTTTTTCCCACCATGCCCTTCAGAAACAAGGACTTCCATCTCACTTACAGGAACGTTTTTCTCAACACCGTGCTCAAATAAAACATCATAGTGGCTCACAAAACCACTTTCATCAGGCTCAGCGTGCTCACCAAAGATGGTTACGCCTTGACCAAACTGTTCGTGACAGACTTTCTTAGCACAGTTGTGCTCACCCTTTTCAGACTTGGGCACACAATCTTCTTCTTTCTCTTCTTTTTCTTCTTTTTCTTCTTTTTTGCCGTATCCTTCTTGGATGGCGGCATAAGCTTCTCCAAGCAGACGAAGTTCTTTCGAATCCATTTTTCTATAGTTTTTTAGTTATTTATTATTTAAGCGGTTTTGCGAGTTGGTGTTGTTGGAATACCATACTTATCAGCATAGATTTGTTTACCAAGAATTTCTGCTGATGTTGTTTTACCTTGTTTAATCAAATCACGATACTTTTGAAGTCTAGGGTCAACTGATTTTGCTGGTGCAGGTTTCTTTACAACAGGAGCAACTACCTTTTTCTTAGTTACTACTTGTTTAACTTCTGGTTTTTTCTCAGGTTCTTTAGATGCTGATGGTCTTGGTGGAGTATATGGTTGAGCAACTCTTGGTTTTGTGCCAACACCTTGCTCTGGAGTTGCAGGTTTGGAAATAGGAACATCTGGACCAGCCTTACCAAATTTTGATGGTGTTTGGTTCATTGCCTTACCCCACTTTGCCTGAATAGCAGTCTCTCTTTCTGCTTTGGCACGCTCTGCAGCAGGTCCAGACTGAGGGGTGGATCCCTGAAGATTAGTTAATGCCTGAACAGTTGCAGCAACTGGACCACCAGCGTTTCTTTGAGGGGTTGGACTACTAACTTTTGGAGGAGTTCCAATTTTGAATGGTGCTGGTTTTGGAGCAGGAGGAGTGGATGCTCCTTTGAAAATGCTGGTTAAATTTGCAGGTCCTGATGGTGGTTTAACAGGCATTTTATCAATACCAGTCATCATTCGAAACATTTTTGCAGCGTTCTGCATTCCTTGCAACCAGTTCTCATTAATGGTTGACATCATAAGAAGAGATTCTTCTTTTGTATTACCTTCTTCTATAAGTGTCTCTAATACAAAATCATATAGATCTTCTCTGATTTCCATTTTCCAAAATACTTTTTAGGTATTTATTAAAAAAGAAGCGTCCCCTTTTGGAGACGCTTCTTGAGTGCTTGGCGACGTGCCTTTGCTTGTCGGAGTGCTTGCGGTTTCAGTTTTCGTTTCTGCTCCTTCTTTGAGTGGTGCTGCCAGTTTGGAGTGTTCATTGTTCTTAGGTCTATGAAGACACTTTACGGGAAAAACCTTTGATTTTGTCGAACTTTATGACACTTTCGAATTTGTCATGCAGGTCTGACTTATGAGAGATGACAAAGATATTAGCGTCTTTAATGACGTAACGGATAATCTTAAGGAACTCATCGGTGCCGAAACCATCAAGGGAAGAATCAAATACCTCATCCATAATCAGCAGGTTTGTATTGGCGGAGTTTTTGACTCTCGCTACTTCTCTCCAAGTGAAAAGTAGGGATAGGTCGATTCTCATTTTCTCACCCTCGCTAAAAGAAGAATATGAAAAATCTTCGTGAATGGGTGACTTTACTGATTCGT